TCCTTGAAGCTCGTCGTCTGAGATGGTGTCGCCGGCGTTTTTGCCGTCGATGAGATCTGTTAACACTTTGTAACTAGCCATAAACTTCGACCTCGTATCTATAAGCGAGATATTCGATACTCGCGACTGTGATGGATATTGGTGTAGCCCTGGTGACGCGCACGGTGGAGACTGTGCCGTTGAGGGTTCCTGTGGGCGAGCCGCCTTCGAGGACTGTTTTGACGCTGGATGCGCCGGTGCCGGCGAGGTATGCGTCGAGTTTGTCTTGTGCGCTTCGGTCGCTCATGCGTGATGTGATGAGCAAGACGTCAAAGGTGGCGAAGTCGAGGCCGCGTTGCATTGCTTCGTCCCATGTGAGTTCAAGGTTGCCGACGACGGCGGCTGGTACGTTGACGGTGTCGGGGATGAGGTCGTAGGTGCGTAGACCGGTGATTGTTGCGAGTTGCGTTTGTGCGGCGTCGCGTACGGCGGAGATGGTGATTGTCATGAGATTGACTCTCGACGGTACGCGCGTACCATTGCGGAAATATCTCTACCGAGTGGACTCATGCGGATCGCGCCGAGTTCGGAGAGACCAAGCACGCCGCCGACGGAGTCTTTGCGTTTGTATAGGTCGGCGCCGAGAATGAGTGTCGCTTGTGCGATGTCGTCGGGGACTGTTGGCCATCCCCATTTTGCGGTGACTCTGATGCCTGGACGCAAGTTGAGAGGGTAGGGGAAGAGTTGTGAGCCGACCATCGTCACGTTTGTCCAGGGGCGACCGAGATTAGCGGAGTTGAGTGGCTCCATGAGATAGTCGGTGTTGATTGTGACGGCCGTTGAGTAGGTGCCTGTGCCGGCGGTGTCAAGTGAGATGACGAGACCGGTGAGCGATCCGATGTCGTCAACGATGAGCGAGTAGGCGTCGGTTGTGCGGTAGTAGTTGGCGCTTGCTGTGGCGTCTAAATAGAAGTGTCGGTTTGCAATCCGGTCGATGCTTCGTGAAGCAGACTCGACGATCTCTTCGAGGAGGGTGTCGTCGATTGAGTCGGTGATGCCGAGATAGTTTTTCATTGAGGCGAGGGTGACGTAGCCGTTTGTGATCGCCATTATTTTTTCCGCTTTGCGTCTGGTTTTATTGTGGCGGCTTGTATCACGGCACGTTTTTTGAGTGGCTTAGAAACGATTTGAGCGGTCGGTTTTACGACTAAGTCATCCTCGGTTGGCACATTTGAAGACTTTTTGAGCGTGGGCAAAAACTCTTCACAACCGAGGACGACAAGCTGGTCGATGACTTGTTTCGCGCGATCGTCAAGGCCGCGCCGACGATATCCGGCGAGTTCTTTTTTGAGTGCATCGACGATGAATTGTTTCATGGTGTTATCCCGAAACTCGGTCGACTGTGCGCGCCGACCGAGTTGGAGTGGGGGATTGTTTACCAGTTGGCCGTGATGAGTCCGGTACCTGTGATCGCCGAGAATGCGGCAGGGTACTTTCCGGCGGTGAAGGCCGAGAAGCCGAACACGACGGTACGGATTGCAATGTTGCCGTCTGGTTGTTCAAAGCGAACATACAACGGTGTTCCGGAGTTGTCTTCAAAGATGTATGACTCATCGAAGTTTCCGACAATGACGGCCGTCTGGTTTGTTCCGGCGCCGAGGTTGGTCGGTACGTTTGCATCGAGGACGACTGGTATTCCGAGGATTTGGAAACCACCGAGGTCGTAGCCTGGACGCTGGTATGTGCCGGCTGCGTTCTGTGGGTTTCCAAGAAGGCTCGTGAATTGTGGTCGTGACGATCCGTCAAGTGCGCGAAGCAAGCAACCAGCAAGGCTCGGATGCATGACGATATGGGTCGCGCCTCCGTAGAAGTTGGTTGAGATGTCGGTGATTGCCTGGACGAGTTTTGGAAAGAACTCGGCATATGTTGGAGTCGCATCGGTGTAGGTAGTGGCGTTGATGCCGGTGGTGTTCAAGATGCCGAGGTGTTCGCCAGAGGAGCCGGAGCCGTTGATTGCGAGCGCGTCCACTTTGGTTTGATATGAACGAACGGCGTCTCCGAGGAGTTGCGTTTCAATACCGGTGCCGCGTAAGACTGCTTGCTTTGAAAGGTCAAACATCGACGCAACGGTGTTCACGTTGATCGTGAGCAAAGTGTCGTCGGGGCTTGACTCTGTTGGTGCCGAGTTTTCTGAGGCCTGAACGTAGCTGGTGACGCCTGTTGTAAGGCGGCCAATGTTAAGTGTCATTCCCTGAGCTGGTAGCGCCGAGTTAACGGAGATGTCAAGTGTCGGGCGTCCAGCGCGGCGAAGCGTTGCGAAACTGTCGACGAGGTACTGTGGCACGACGAGACCGGCAAAGTTGCTGGTGCCGGAGTCACGGGTTTCGAGGACTTCGCGCTGGTAACGGGCGATGCGGTCGCGTGCTTCGTATGATCCACCGAACTCGGCGGCGATAGCGTCGGCGAGGAAGTCGTTCTTTGAACGATTGTGGTAGGTGGCTTCTTCTGAGGTGACTCGTGCGCCGCCGATGTTGCGTGTCTCAACTTGTGAGTCTACTTTTGCGGCGATTTCTGCGTTTGCAGAGTTTCGCAATTCAATTTCGGCGATCTGGTTGATGCGCTCATCAAGTTTTTCGACTTCGAGTTTGAGTGCCTGAATGTTTGCGAGTTCAATTTCCGAGATGTCTCGGTCTTCGGTGACTGCGCGTGTGAGGGTTGCGTCAATGAGATCGGTTTTTGATGTCCGGTTCTCTTGCAATTTTGAGAGAAAGGCGTTTGCCATTTGTGGATGCTCCTGTGAAGATAGACGATTTTTGTTGGGGTTTTCGTCCAGGTGTCTTCAACTTCGGAGCAGGTGTCGCGGTGGCGAGGTGTGTCTTCCGGTGGTCGAGAGGTGTGGTCTCGGTGGTGATTTTAGCGCAAGGCGCGCAAGTCGGCAAGTATCTTTTCAACTTGTTCTAGTCGAGAAGAGTTTGCCTTGTGGGTGTGACGTAGTGATGGCTCATGCACCGTGACGCCGAGTGATCGGTATGCGGCGATGACTTCGGGGTCGTTTTCGTAGGCGTCGGTTACGTCGTAACTTTGAAGAAGTGTTTTCATGGCGGCGGTCTTTGCGCTTTGTGATCCGACCATGATGAGTTCTTCAACGTCAAAGCCGATGGCGTCTAGTTGTAATTGCGTTTCGTTGCGTCGTCCAGCTGCGCGACCGGTGAGAACGTAGATGGCCTCGTTTTTAGAGTTGATCTGCTGGATTGTGCCGACGATCGGGTCGCCGTTATCGTCCAGGATTGTTCCGTCAATGTCGGTCACGACAATCGGAGTGAGAATGGCGCGGTCTGCCATCAGGGTTTCGGCTGCGTAAAGCGCGTCGATCTGACGTTGTGCTTGTTCTTGCGTGCGATGGCATCCTTCAACTTCGCCGTCTTCGTCCTTGACAACGGCGTAGCCGTTGCATTCGGCGTTGTCGGTTTCAATGTGCCAGGGCATTATCGCGCAAGGTCTTTCAACAACATCGCAACGGCGTCACGGTTCGGTGTGGTTGACTCTTCGCGTAACGCGCTTACGGCGGCCATGTCACCGTATGCGCCGAAGGTGACGAGGGAGACTTCGGCGAGGTGGGCTTTGATGCGCTCAATGACACCAGATGCGAGCCGGTTGTCTTTGAGACTGAGAAAGCCGATGGAGAGCTGGTCTAGCGCGCCGTCGCGCACAAGCTCCAGGACTTGATCTCCACGATCGGTTTTTGAGACGTAGAACTCGGCGTGAAGTCCGTTTGCGTCTTCGCGCAATAGGGTCGCGCGTCCGATGGGTAGTGCCTGGTGATCGTGGCCGACGAGTAGTTTGACGCGGTGTGCGGCGCGTGTGACGGCCGAGAATGCGCCTGGACGGAATACTTCGGTGAGTTGCGAGTTGATTTTTTGTTCTTTGTTGTATGGGACGGCGAGTCCGACGATGGTGCGGCCGTCGCCGGCGGCTCGGATTTCTAGTTCGCTTTCAAATTGTCTGGTCTCGGTCATGGTGTTCTCCTTATCCGACTTCGAGGATGCCGGCGTCGAGTTGTGTTTGTTCTAAGGGTTGGAGGTCTTCAAGTTGGCGTGCTTCGTCGGTGGTGAGGAAACCTCCGTCGATGCCGATTTTGTGTGCCTGGTATCTGGTGAGTGTGTCGGTGCGTAGGAATGCGTCGACGTTGAATTTTGCGACTTGTCCGCGCGGTAGGAGGTCGCTAAACGCCTGTTCAAAACGGATCATCCAGGGAGCCAATGAAAAGCGGAGGAGCTGTTGCTGCTCGTTTTCTATGTTCGAATATGTGCGTGATGAGTTTGGTGCGCCGAGGTAGTAGGCCGGAAGGCCGAGCATGTTGGCGATCTCGGTGAGGTCAAAGGTGCGCGACTCGACGAGTTGTGCGTCGCCGGCGTTGTCTGAGATCGGTTCAAACTTTGTGGACTCATTTAAGACGGCTGGTTCGCGTGAGCGGCCGCCGTAATGGTTCATCCATTGTTGTTTCAGTAATAGTGCTTCGGCTGCGTCTAGGTCGGGGTTGCTGGAATACATGATGCTGGAGGGTTGGCCACCACCGGAGAAGTATCGTGCGGCATACTCGTTGAGCGCGATCGC